CCCGAGCTAAATAAACCTGATTTTCAGTACTTAAGTATGTATGATGGCAAATGTTTTTGCCCACATCTAAATTCAGTTTTAGTGTTAACAGATGGAAAAAATGATGGTACAGGTAAATATTTTTGCGATGCACATAATATAGGAGTAGTGGTGTTACTTAAATCTGTACCTATATGTGTGGTAATTCGACATTTAATAATAGGGAAGAATAATGATGGTCGCGCTATAAGAGAAAACACTAAGTCACATTATATATCAAGATATGGTGTGTTGACTCCAGCACATAATACCAAAGAAGCAATCCAATCAAGCCTTACAGAGTGGCGACGATTTCATGGGAATGGATTAATATCTAGAGGCGATGAGTATTCATATGATTGTGTTAGTGTATCGAGTACACACAGTTCAAGTTCTGAACGTAGTTTAAACACAATTGGTGATGTAATGTCATTTAAGAGTGCTAGTAGTATAAGTTCTATTCAATCTAAAGGAAATATCACAAGTATATCAGCTCCAGCAGTCATGCAAACCACTCTAGAGATACTACCAAATATTGAAACTAGCAATAAATTTCAAGAGTTAGAAGTTCCTGATGAGCTTGATGAAGAAGAGAATGAGGGTAATTCTAACACAACAGATTCGAGCAAACATGGACCAGTCGGAACTCGGAAAAAGAAAAGAAGTAAATTAGGTGGATTTACACATAAGATGAAGAAGATATTTGGTGTGACCAAGAACAATAACAGTGATGTAGTAATTAATAGCGATGATATAGTAAGTAATGACGAGAAGATAGTCATTAGTAATGGCAAATCTAGATCCAATTTTAAGTTGAAGAGTGTATTTAGGTTTAGAACACTTCCAATTGGTGAGGAGGAATTTACTATGATAACAGATAAAGTTGTCAAGGATATGATTGGATGTGTTATAACCCCGAATTTGATGAATGATGTATCAAGTAAACTAAGACACAATTTAGATAAAGATAAAACGGAGGTTATGAGGCCATTATTTAATAGCAAATTTTATGTAGCTTGTTGTGCTAAATGTGACATAGTAGTCAATGGTGTACATGACCATGGAGTTAGGTGGTGCAGTCATTGTGACACAGAGAGTTATTTTATTAGCACTGGTGGGAGAAGAGCCTGCACTGCTACATTTGGTAAGATCCCTTTGAAAGATGCTATAAATGCTGAAAATTATGCATTATGTGTATCATACTGCATAAGTCATTTATTAGAGTTGACTGCTAATATAGCAGTTGACATTAGAGGTGAGAACAGCTTTGGATCTAATTTAGCAGCAGCCATAAAAGCTACTGGAGGTGATTTTAATGTATTAACAATTGCTGAAAGGATAATCAAACATGTTTTTTCAGAAGAGGCATTAAATAATAAAGTCCTCAACCATTTGGTTGGGGATAGGAAAACAGTGATAGAGAAACCGGTAAAAACCTGAGGAGACAGCTGAAGACCTGCCAGTCTGTCTCTGACGACTTTACCGAGTCCTCATCAGTGTTTTCTGTGAAATGGAAAGGAGATCTTTGTGAATGTAAAGATAAATATGACTTAGTATATGATTTAGATGGATTTAAGCCACAACATAGTTTTTGTGGGTGCGACCATAACTTATTGAATGGGTTGAAGTATCGACATAGGCCAGCATATTCCCCATTAGTAGTACAACTAATAGAAGATAATGCTGACACGTTAAATAATTATATAAAGTGTGCCAATATAGATTGGTGTAATGAAAATTTTGAAGAGGAAGTAGTAAGTTCTTTGGTGCAACACATTGGACCCTGCTTCCCTACTACTATGGATGAGGTTATTGATAGTAAACCTCTAAGCAAGCGTAAAAGATACATACAAGCCAAGAAAAATATTAGTTTAGATGATAGATTATCTTATTGGTCAAAAATAACATCATTCGTTAAAAATGAAAGAATGTCAGCACAAAGTGTTGACACTTTGTTGGGCAAGAAACCTCCTCGATTGATCCAGGCTAGATCACCCGAGTATGTTTTATTGTTCCAGCAATATTTAAAACCCATAGAATGGGCAATGGAGAATAATGAGTACCCGTTAACTAATAAATCAATGAATTATCGACAAACATATGAATTATTAGAGAGTATTAGTGAGGGATTTAATGACCCTTGTTATTTATTATTAGATCATAGTGCATTTGACAGTGGGGTTAATACTTTCCTATTAAAAGCAGAGCATAGAGTTTATTTAAGAGTACATGGCCGAGGCAATTTACTAGAAACGTTATGTAAGTTGCAATTGAATAATAAATGTAGGTCGATATATGGGAAAGTTAAGTATAGAGTTAAAGGCACCAGAATGAGTGGTGATCCTAATACGGCTTGTGGAAACTCTATAGTTAACCTTATATATCTCGCACTAATATTCAATAAATTGAAGTATAGGCCAGTGGTTTGTGGAGATGACTCTGTTGTCTGCTTTGAGAAGAGAGATATGGAAGAATTAATAAGAAGAATGAAACACATGGATAATGATAATCATTACCTATGGAGGACTAAGTATAAGATTGTTGATCAATTTATGGATATAGATTTTTGTCAATGTAAACCTGACATATTGTCTCGGTGCATGGTTAAGGATGCGGTTCGTACTATATCTAGATCTATGATATGTATCAACAATAACGTGTATGATGAGAACACATTCCAACAATGGGCAACTTCATTCTATTATAATAATATCTGGTTTCAATCCATTGGTATGGATTCTATACAGGATTGGAATTATAAAACTAAGAAGTTGATAGTTGATGTTGATTATTATGATCAAGGACAAGTTGAAGTTCGTGACCCGTTGAATGCTGGATATGATAGAAGTGTAATAGACTGTTACAATTCTTTCAAATACAGCTCAACTATAAAAGGGGAGGTAACAGGCTGTAGTAATACTATCTACAAGTCGACGGTATAGGGGCGGTCATGAACCAACTAAACTTTAATAAAGTTTTAAATAATAATAATAATACTGATTTAAATAATCAACCTTTAATTGAATCAACTAATAATGATATGAATTTGGATTTATTTAATGATTTGCAAACAGAAGCCACTATTATTAGCAATCAAACTCCTATGCAACAAGAGGAAATTAAACAAAATGATGATATATCGTTTATTAAGAAGTGTATACATCCACCATCTGCTATACCTGGTTATAATGGTTTACCCACTAACGATGCTAGGTCCCAAGTTTTAACCCAATGGCGCAATATTGATATAATGGATACACCCACCGTATTTGATACTACTGCAACAAGGGTGTTAACTTCTGCAGAATTGCAAACTTTTAATGTTGCAGTATTAAGCACTAACGGGGCCAAGGTATTATCCATTGGGTTTATATACAATTCAACTACAGGAGCGTACTCACAAGACTTTTCTAATGTGGATGAACAGGATTCATTTAATTTCACACAATGGTCCACTTGTGCACAATTGTACAGACCAAATTATAAGAGCTTGACAACGTATTTAAACGCTACAGCTTTTAATAATACCGGTATAGTATCTATGAATCAATTTAACCCTAATGTGTTATTTTCTGGTACTATAATAACATTGGCCACAACTGATTTTTCATTGTTTATTACGCATGTTACTTCTTTATATAATAATAAACAAATATCTATTGTGGAACCAAGTAGTAAAAATTATCAATATCATAGAGAAAAATATAATGATTTACCCATATATATTCGCCAAGAAATATCCAAAGTTCTCAGCATTGGGGAAGTTTCAGCTTTAACATTAGACCCTAATACAACTATACAAATAATAAATTTGTCTACATTAGGGTCTCAAGGCCCAGTTCCAACTAATTCTCAAATACTTAATCAAAGCATGAGATCATATGCTGGAAAAGCGCTTGATGGTACATTTGGTGTTCAAAGATTAAACACTATATCACCATCTTGGCTAGCGGCCGCTAACACAAATGAGCTCACAAATGGGTTGTATCAATGTTATTATTATTATATCGATTCTTCTAGTACAGCTCATACTGTACCTTTTTATGAAAATGCTCCAGTTGGTACAGTATTAGCATCATTAGTACCATTGACTGACACTCTTTGGAGTAAGGATATGACTTGGTCATGGGTGTCTTATTCTGGATTGTCATTAAATTCACAAACCAATATTTCAGCTCAATTATTAATCAAGAAGTACTATGTTGGTTATGAGGTCCAGCCAGCCCCGCAATCACCATGGTCCGGAATGATTAATTTAGCTCCTAAACCGTCTTTACAAGCTATGGAATTGATGATGGATGCTTTCTTTGATATGAAAGATGGCATGCCTGCAAAATTTAATTTCTTAGGTGGTTTATTAACTTCAGCGCTAGGTGTTTTAAAACCACTAGCCACAACAGCATTAAGATCTGTTTTACCTGTGATTGGAGATATGTTGCCGGAGAAATCCCGATCCCCAAGCACGGCAGAACAGAAAGAAATCAATAAGGATGAAACTAAGATTATAAGGTTAGAGGATGAATATAACAAGATATCCCAGAAACTTAATAATATTATCAACAAGTTTAATAGTATGGCGGGGAGTAATCCACAACGACGAGTTAGTCGACCATCTGTTGGCATTAAGCCTATTAAAACAAGATATAGAAATACAAGAGCAGTTAAACTTTCCAAGAAAAGATTACGATCATCAAACACTTGATTA